GTCCGCTTTGTCCCGGAATGTCCGGTTTTAATGTGATATTATGTATAATGACGAAATTGAAAGCAACCCTCTTATGTTGAGAAAAGCGCAAGCCCGGGGAATAATCCTCGGGCTTTTCGCATGGTGAAAAGTATGGAAATCGTGTATTTAAGCCCCGAGGAGCTTGTCCCCTACGATAAGAACCCCCGAGATAATAGCAAGAGCGTCGATAAGGTCGCCGCGTCTATAAAGGAGTTCGGCTTTAAGGTTCCGATCATCATAGACGCGGATAGCGTGATCGTCTGCGGACACACAAGACTACTTGCGGCTAAAAAACTAAAGCTCGACGAGATACCCGTAATCCGAGCGGACGATTTGTCCGACGAGCAGATCAAAGCCTTTCGCCTCGCTGATAATAAAGTCGGCGAGAGTTCTGCGTGGGATATCGACCTCCTCGGAGAGGAACTCGGCGAGATATTCGATCTCGAAATGAGCGAGTTCGGATTTACCCTCGACGAGCCAGAGAAAAGGGAGCGCAAGGACTTAAGCTCCGAGATAACGGCGGAGTATCAAGTCGTTATTGACTGTAAAGACGAAATCGAGCAAGAGGATTTATATAACAGGCTCGAGGGGGAGGGTTATAAGTGCCGAGTTTTGACATTGTAAGAGAGATCAAGCCGGAAAACTCCTTCCGAGTATCCGCTATCGTCTCAAACTTCGATCTCGATATCGAACACCTCGAGGAGAGATTTAAGGGCGAGATCGATCCTCCCGACGATTGGAAAGTCGGTTTAATAGTGGGCGGGTCTGGTACAGGGAAAACGACGATCGCAAAAGAGTGTTTCCCGGAGGCATATTTTGCCGGATATGAATATTCGGACAGACCCGTTATCGACGAATTGCCGAAAGCGAGTATGAAGGAGATCGAGAAAACCCTTACTTCTGTCGGGTTCTCCTCTCCTCCCTCGTGGCTTAAGCCTTATAAGGTATTAAGTAACGGCGAGAAAATGAGAGTAGACCTTGCGCGGTGCCTCCTCGATAACAAGGAGCTGATCGTATTCGACGAGTTTACTTCCGTCGTAAATAGAGAGTGCGCAAAGACTACCGCCCTCGCTATATCGAAAGCGGTACGGAGGAGCGATAAGCGGTTTATAGCGGTATCATGCCACGACGACATTATCGAGTGGCTCGCTCCGGGTTGGATATACGATACCAACCAAAAGCGGTTTTTTGTTACGAGGGGGGATTCAAC